AGGTCAACTGCGCCTCCTCGAACGCCTTGTTTGCCATGAACTCGTTGTAGTAGCTCTCCCAAGACCAGTCGCGCCCAAGACCTTTTACGCTCACATTTGTCTTGGCGCTCCCGTGTTCCAGCGCGATAGCCCGCTCAAAGAGATCAGGGTAGTTCTCCCACAGCGCTTGTATTTCTTTCTTCTTCATGGACGGGCAGAAAAAGCACGAACTTTTCCCCGGCCTCGGCAGTCCGGCCCGCTCGATCACGCGCACACATTCCTCGCGCGTCCAACCCCATTCGTAGAGCGGGTAATGTTTTTCGTACTTTTTGTCCACCTCGTCGACGGGTGCGGCGTGTTGGATGCGCCGCGTCTCCCCGGCATCGTAGCCGATGTATTTGTGGACGCGCTGGCCGCTGGCCCACACCTCTTTGCACGGTTGATAGTTGTTGCAGAACTTCTCCTGCGTCCCAATCTTGTGCTTGAGAGAGCATTTTTTAAATCCATAGGCAATTGAGGGCAACCTCCCGCCATCGATACATTCCTGCTCCAGCGTCAATCGGTTCCCATCCTTATCGTGGTACTCCACGGAGATGATCTTTGGGATGCCATGCTTCACCAGCCACTCATTGAACGTCTCCATGAACTCGTAGGTGTGCGGCTGTTCGCCTCCGGTGTCCGCAAACAAAATCAGATCAATAGGGATTTTGTGCAGATACATCCCGATAATCATGGCGGTGCTGTTTGTCCCGCCGCCAAAGGAAACAATATTCATTCCGCTTCCTCCACGGCATCGCCGCCCCACTCAATCGCCTGTCCGCATTGCCCGCAGAAGCGGCAGCGGTTTCCGTCCTCGTTGTGCAGGTATTCACCGCTCCCGCAGGACGGGCAGGCCAGTACACCTGCGTCCCCGTCAGGGTATGGGCTTTCCGGCACACGCCGCCGCAGCGCCTCCACACCCATCCGGCAAGCCTCGTTCACCGGTTCAAGGCTCTCATACGCCTCCCGGTGTTCCGGGTCGAGAATTTCCCGCGCTCTTGCGATTTCCATTTATTACATCCTTTCCGCTGCCGCTCGGAGGGCTTCAATGTCGATGGGAATACCGCGCCCACCCTCATAGTTGATAAACTCGACGACGCTTTCAATGTTCAGCGTGTTCATAGCCAACAGCGCCGCTTCCGTATCTCTGTTGCAACAGTCATTCCAGAGCATATATAGGCGCGCCCCCGTGATGCCTGCCCGTTGCATCCTTTGGAACCCCTGTTCAGCCTTAAACATATCCATGTCGTAGGCTTGCATCAGGAATTGCAGCGCACCCGGGTTGCCTGCGCAAATATCAAAAGTTACCATCATTCCTGCACACCCTCCATTCCGATCTGCCCCGCGTCCTCCGCGTCGTCCTCGGCCTCCTCGATAACTGCCTCCCGGCGCTCCTTATCCTTGTAGAACTGCTCCATGCAGAGCGCCTGAAATTCCGCAAGATCGTTGATGTACTCCTCTTTCAGAATGTTCATGGGCATGATGACTGCCAACACATCCATGCCGTCATGTACCACAAGATACCGCTGTCCCGCTTCGGTCTGCCGCGCCGTGTAATAGATGTATTCGCTTTTCTTGATCTCCTCCGCCAGCGGCGCAAGATACGCCTCGTTGTAGAAGATCAGCTCGCCATCCACCTTGCAGCGGCAGGCGGAACACCATAGCCCGTTGGGAGCCGCCGCCACTTTCAGCTTCTCCGTGTCCTGCTCGCCCTGCGCATACGGCGCAAGGTTCAGTCCCAGCACATTGCTGACGCTCTCCGGCCAATCCTCGGTCAGATACACCTTTTTCCATGCGTCCGCCGTCATGTCCAACACCGTGCGCACCTGCTCGCTGCCCTCCACGTCCGGCAGCTCCGTCGCCCGGTAGATTGCCGTGCCGGTAGATAGCCAAATCCCGCTGCCTGCCACATGGAGTACGGCGCACCGGCCTCCGTTCTTGACCAAGTTTGCAAATTTCGATAGCTTCATTCCCGCCGCCTCCTTTACCCGAACAGATACAGAATACAGAATTTCAGCAGGGCAGGCCCGGCCAGCGCCAGCGCCAGCCCCCAAATCACCATCAGCGCAAGCAGCAGCATCGCGCCCAAGCCATACAGAATATCTTTCATCGCTTTCCGCCTCTCACGCCGATGGTCACATAGGCGGTTCCTTTCCCGTTCAGCTCCATATCCACGGGTGCCTTGCAGTCCAAGCAGCTATGGGTGATGGTCTCCGTCTCCGCATTGGTCTTGTAGCGGAACGACTTACCGCACTTACAGTGCATGAACATGGGCCGCAGCCCATCCAGCGGCGTTTCGTGTCCGCACTCCTGACACCGGAAACTGTAAGTTTCCCGCTTCGCGCAGAATGCCTTGACCTTTCCGCACTCCTCACACACCACCAGCAGAAAGCCCTTGTATGGCCCCTGCGTACTGTCCTCCTCCGCCGTGGCCCAGCTCTCCCGCTCGCCGAACATTCGCTCCACGCGGCTGTTCCGCTCCGGCTTGTTCCGTTCCGCCGTGCCGCCGGTATGTACCTGCTCGCCGGTACTGCCAAAGCCGCCGCGATCACGGTTGCCCAAGCTCTCCACCTGCACAAACTCCATGTCCGGTGCTTTCTCCACAAGGCGGAACTGGCAGATGCGTGTTCCTTTCGGAATGCGCGTTCCCTCTTTCCGCAGGCACAGCGCCGGATAGCCCCACACATCACCGTCGCCGCAATAGTCATTCTCGATCACGCCCATGCTGTTCGCCAGCAGGATGCCCCACTTGCCAAAGGTCGAGGAGCGGGGAACAACATGCGCGTAGTAGCCCGCCGGTATCTCAATGGAAACACCCAAGGAAATGATCTTGTACTCCAGAAAGTCCAGCGTGACATCCTCTGCGGTGCAAAGGTCTATCCATTCGCCGTGAACCTCCGGCAAGGCGTTTCCATGGGTGTTGATTTTCACTTTCATATTCAATTCCTCCCGCAAAATTCTTTTGGTATAACCACCGCCGTTCCGGGCGGCACGGCCCAGACCTCCGCATCTCGGATGTCTGTCCACTCACAGCCCCAGTATTCCGCCGCGTTCAGTAGCGCGGAGTAGTTCGACCGGTGCGGCACCACCACAGCCCCGTATTTCGGATGCACTACCCGCGCCCTGCCTCTGACCCGCCAGCGTTCCTCACGCGCCCGCCGGGCGCTTTTCTGGTAACTGTCGCGGTCAAAATACATCTTCGTCCCGCTCCCGCCGCAGCCATTCCGCGTCCTTTTCCTGCCCGTAGAACGCATGGCCCAGCCATCCGCCCAACAGCATCAGACTGAGACCGGCAAGCCCGCCGAGGAAGATCACCGTCAAATCCTCCGCACCGCCTATTACCATCAAAAGCAGGAAGCCAAGCAGCATCATGGCCGCGCCGATGTTCTCCCGTACTCGCACCAGCTTCCGCCGCTGCGCTTCCGTCCGGCTCCGCCGGGAACGCCGCTCGACTGTCAGGCCGCCGCACTTCGTTTCATAGTATGCCGTCCTCATGGCTTGTCCCTCCGCTTACTCGGAGGCAGCGCGGGCCGTCCTGCGCCGCCTGTAATTGTTGATGATCTCCTGCTGTGCCAGCTCTGCGCTGTAACCGATGCGCCCGTTTCCGTCCATTTCCCCGGTGTCTCCCCGTTTCAGTTCGTTATATACGGTAGACCGATGCACTTTCAGCTTCGCGGCGATTTCCTCAACGCCGCGTCCCTTGTTGTAAAGTGCCTCCAGCTCTGCGCGGTCTTTCAGCGTCAAATGTCTCTTGCCCAAGCCGCTCGCCTCCTCCTTTTCCATGTAAATAGATAAAAAAATAAATGCGGGAAAACTCTTTTCGAGTTCTCTCGCATTTATTCTAAATATTCAGCCAAAAAGCTGCCTCCATACGATTGTATGGGGGCAGCTTTTTCGTTGAAATGGGGCGCTTACTCCTGGGTCACGAAGGTGTCTGCTTCGTCCACAGTATACATGTGCTCCAGCATGCGGGTGAC